TCTCAATGTCGTCAGTGCCGCACTCAAAGCGGTCCTGCTGATGGCGATGCAGCAGGTAGTGGGCAAATTCGTGAGCGACGGTGAAGCGCTTGCGCCCCTCCGATCGCACGGCGCTGTTATAGACGATGAGCCATTTCGACCGTGCCTTGTTCGCAGCCAGCATGCCTTCAAAATCATCCATGTCCTCGCCGACCACCTTGTCGATCGGCGAATCTGCGAAACACTGCCGTGAATACTCCAGCGCCAGTTCATCGACCTTGACCGGAAAACGGTCCACGCCGAGCACAGCGTTCAGCATTGACGAAATCTGATTAGCTGCCGCCTTCGGCTTTTTCACAACCGTCATTCGTCCTCCCAGGCATCCAGGATCTTCCGGATCTTTTTCTTGTCCGGCTCGGACATGCTCTTGTACTTGCGGAAGAAAGCCTCGTCGACCACTTCCTCGTCGGGAGTCGTCGTGGACTCGTTCAGCAGAAATTCCGTCGTCACATCGAGCACGGCAGCGATCTTCCCGATCTTCTCAGCCGACGGCTTCGGGTCGTCCTTGTTTTCCAACTCCCAGATATAGCTCTTGCTGGAGTCAGTGAGTTCGGCCAACTGCTCGAGGCTGAGCTTCTTTTCCTTGCGCCGTGCACGGATCTTGTCACCCAGAGGGGATGGCACTGCTTTCTCCTGATCGTTCCGATTTGCCCAGAAAATGATACCACCATACCGAACGTAATCGTAACTGCTTGACAAACCCCTCACCGGTTGGAAATAATCATAACCGTTCGGCACACCGAACGCCGTCGATCTGTACACCCCGATTTTAAAAAGGGCCATACAGACTGAAGCAAACCTGATCCATACGTTGAGAAAGGGGTAGCGATGAACGATGCAGAAAATCTGTCGAAACTGCTGGGCCACGTGACGCCGGCCGTATTCCACGAATTCATGGCCGATAAATTCAGCCTGGATCTGGTGGATCTGGACGACGACCAGACCAAGCGAGACCAGCGGGCGGCGATGGCAGCAGAACTGGCAAGCCTCGATGTCGGAGAACGGCAGCAGATCGAGGAAGTTGCCGAACGCATCGTGTTGCTGTCCGACGGTCCAGGTCAAGACGCCATCGACGGGATCCGCCAGGACCTCTTCGATGAGCAGGATCTGGCGACGTTTTCCGCAATTCGCAACCAGTATGAACGCGCCATCTGGCTGTATCGTCATGCTCAGTCGCAATTCGATGAAGCCCTGAATTCCCGGCAGGCGGACATATTCCGCCAAAATGCTACCTGCTATTCAGGGTACGTGGCACCCAAAAGTCTCGCGGTGCTGGATGACGTGGAGGCGCGTCAGTCCTTCCACAATGCCGTGGCCGAACAGCTTGGCTGTGCAGCGACAGACGTCGCTGTGCAGGTGTTCAAGCGACTGCGCCCGGACACGCAGACCGGCGAGGACGTCGAGCTGTATCAAATCAGTGTCCACCATAACCGTCCGCCCGAAATCGTCGATTGCGTCCAGGACAGTGAACTGGTGCCGCAGGAGGTCGTGCGTGCCGTGTCCTCGCACGTCACCTACGAGCCGGCGAACGGTCACCTGGAAGTCCTGTCGAAAGACACGGACGGCCGTGAATCGCTGGCGCGCATCGCAGCAGACTCGTTGCTGCAGTCGCCGATCACCGGCGAGAAGGTCCCGCTCAAGCAATACGATTACCAGAGCCTGGCAGCCCCCCGGAATTTCGACATCTCCGGCGAAAACGTCGCATCAGTCAAAGTGATCGAGCTCGGCTATGCATCCGAAAACCATCGATCACTGCTGGTAAAAATCTGGGCAAAGGACACCGACGACATCTACACGGCTGCCCGCTCCCTGATCTCGCCAACCTTCGATTTCCGTCACCATCATCTCAATTACGCGAAGCTTTCCATTCGCGTCAAGAAAATCGGCACGGATCGCGCACGCACGATCACCATCATTCTGCGCGACGAGAATCGCTGCAACATAAAAACCAAACGCGAAAAAGATCGGGCCATGTGCGACCGCCTGCTGGCCAAGTGGAATCTGGTGAAGGAGATCGGCAGTGCAGACGATACCCATGTCGACGCGCTCGCTGCTTGAGCTGATCGCGCTGTTCGAACAATCGAACCAGCCGATCCCGGATGCGGACGGGCAACGTCTGCTGGGCGTGCCCGGGTGGAGCCTGTCGCGCACGACGGCCCTGTCCCGGCGCGATCTCGACACATGGACGGAGTGCATCGGATACGCAGGTGGCTACCCTGCCCCCTGCGGCGATGAAACGGTCATGGTCGATCTCGAGGAAGATGAATCCGGACGGTATCGCTACCGCTGTCCTGAAACCTTCCGTTCCAAATACGTGCCGGCTGATCTCGTGGCAGTTCATGCTGTCTCGGAAACCAGGTTGTTGAACTATCTGGCAGATCTGCTCGGAATTCCACAGGCTCACCGGCGTGGCATCACGGCGCCTGCCATTGGTGGCACGCTGTGGAATCTCGGCAAGATGCGCATAGCTGACGCGCAAGTCGATGTATGGCTGGTGCGAGGGCTGTCGTCATCCATCGACCGGGTCTTCGACCACTTCCGTGCTGCGTCACTACCCGAACAGGGCCTGATCTTCGCAACAGGCCAAGCCCTGCCCGACATCGTGCCGCCACCCCGGAGCTACCGCATCGTTCCGATCTCCAGCATCCTGCTGGACTACGTGGTCAGGCCGCCGGTCGACACTGACCTGCTCCATCGCCTACTGGTAGCACCGGCGGGTAGCAAGGAGGAAAAATCGCTCCCGGTTCGCTTCGACCCGTACAGCAATACACTGGTCATCGCCACCAGGGCGGACAAGCCATGGACCATCAAGGGTGCCAAGCAGATCGCCGTGGTGAAGTATCTAGTCGAACAGTTCGAAAACGGCCGCACCCGCGTTTCTGCCGGCGACATCCTGGTTGCCGTTTACGGCTCACGGGAGGCAGCGCGCGGCAAGCGCGTTCCGAGCATCTTCAGCAGCAACAACCAGTGGCTCGACTACATCACGCATGACGACACAGGGTACGGCATCAAGCTGGAATAAACCTGCGCTGACATTCGGCTTCACGTGCAACCGCCTTCGGGCGGTTTTTTGCTTTCTGGGCCCGGCTTTTTCTGGCTCTGGCTGAGCCCGTACATCAGCCCGTACATGGCGTTGGCTGACGCCCGTACATCCCGAATTCGAACATGACCTCACGTTTTCGCAACCACCCGAAAGGAGAAAAACGTGACCGTCAAACACCTCAATCAACGCGATCTGGCTGAACGCTGGGACATCAGCGAGGCCACCCTCGAACGCTGGCGCTCCGATGGCATCGGCCCCGTCTTCATGAAACTACACGGGCGCGTCCTGTACCGCCTCGAGGACGTCGAAGCCTACGAAACGGAAAGCCTGCGCCGAAGCACATCCGAACCCTTCGAAGCGAAAGGGACTGCAGCCGTCCACGCTTCGATGAACCAGTAGGGGGAATCGCCATGACCGATATGACGATTTTCCCCGCCGATCTCGCGGCCATGTCCGTGGCCCAGCTCGCGGCGCTTCCTGCGGCTCAGAAAGCCGAAATCCATCGCAACCTCGCCGAAGCCAGCGAATGGCTGAAGTCGGTTCGCACGAAGTTCGACGCGGCGCTCGATGCCGCTTACGGCGAACAGGCTCGCGCAGCCCTGCGTGACTCCGGTCGCGACTTCGGCACCACGCACGTGTCCGACGGCGCGCTGCGCATCACGTTCGAACTGCCGCGCCGCGTGTCCTGGGACCAGGAGCGCCTGTCCGAGATGGCCGCACGCATCACGGCTGCCGGCGAGCGAGCCGAGGACTACCTCGACGTCGAGCTGTCGATTCCCGAATCGCGCTTCTCGAACTGGCCGCCTGCACTGCGCGAGCAGTTTGCGCCAGCGCGCACTGCCAAACCCGGCAAGCCGACTTTCCGGCTGGCCCTTCTCGATGACATGGGAGCCTGACCATGACAAACATCCTGCCGTTCGAATTCGAAGCCCACGCGGTACGCGTCCATGTAGATGACGCCGGCCAGCCGTGGTTCAACGTCAATGACGTGTGTGCCGTGCTCGAGTTCGGCAATCCGCGCCAGGCCGTCGAATCGCATGTCGATGACGAGGATGTCCAGAAATTGGACACCCTTACGCCTAGCGGCCGTCAGCGCCAAAACCACGTCAACGAATCGGGGTTGTATGCCCTGATACTCGGCAGCACCAAGGATGCCGCAAAGCGCTTCAAGCGCTGGGTCACGAGCGAAGTGCTGCCCGCTATCCGCAAGACCGGCAGCTACCACGCGATCGCCAGCCTGCCGGCACCGACCCAGGACCGCGTGTCGTCGATCCTGCTGATCGGCGAGGCCGTGGCGAAGGTGCCTGGCGTCAAGGCCGGCATCGCGATGGCTGCGACGCTGACCTGTATCCACGAGAACACCGGCATCGCCGTCGAAACGCTGCGCCGCGCGTTGCCCGCTGCGGATGCGCCCATCTGCTCGCTCAACGCCACGCAGGTTGGCCAGCTTCTGTGCATCTCGGCGAAAACCGCCAACCAGCGCCTCGCACGTCACGGCCTGCAGATGCGCAATGACCGCGACGAGTGGGAGCTCACCTCGGCTGGCGAAGCGTGGGCCGAGGCCATGCCGTACTCGCGCAACGGTCACTCGGGCTACCAGATTCTCTGGAATCCGGCAGTCGCGGATCTGCTGAAGGAGGCCGCGTAATGGCGCTTCCCATCATCACCGCTGACCAGCGGCTAGCCGAGCGCCAGGGCGTCAAGATCGCCGTGCTCGGCAAGAGCGGTATCGGCAAGACCAGCCTGCTCCGGACGCTGCCCGAGGCCTCGACGCTGTTCGTCGATCTCGAGGCTGGCGACCTCGCGGTACGTGACTGGCAGGGCGACTGCATGCGCCCGGCTACCTGGCCGGAATTCCGCGACCTCGTCGTGTTCCTCGCAGGCCCCAACCCAGCACTGCCACCGGAGGTGCCGTTCTCGGACGCGCATTTCCGCCACGTATGCGAACGCTTCGGCGATCCTGCGCAACTGGTCCGCTACGACACCTACTTTGTCGACAGCATCACCGTGCTCGCGCGCCTGGCACTGATCTGGGCCAGAACCCAGCCGCAGGCCGTGTCCGATCGCACGGGCAAGCCCGACATGCGCGGTGCCTACGGTCTGCTCGGCACTGAGATGCTCACGGCACTGACCCACCTGCAGCATGCGCGCGGCAAGAACGTTGTGTTCGTCGCGATTCTCGACGAGCGCGTCGACGATTTCAACCGCAAGGTGTTCGCCCCGCAGATCGAAGGCTCGAAGACTGCTGCCGAGCTGCCCGGCATCGTCGACGAGGTCGTGACGCTCGCCGAGATCAAGGCCGACGACGGCACAGCGTACCGCGCGTTCGTCACCCACACGCTCAACCCCTACGGCTATCCGGCCAAGGACCGTTCAGGCCAGCTCGAGCTGCTCGAGCCCCCCGACCTCCACGCGCTGATCCGCAAATGCGCAGCCGCAGCTACCCAATCTACGACGACGAGGAACTGATCATGTCCCAATGGAACGACTTCAACGATGCCGATGCACAGCACACTGGCTTTGAACTGATTCCGAAGGGCACCGTCGTGCCGGTTCGCATGACCATCAAACCTGGTGGCCACGATGATCCCGAGCAGGGCTGGATCGGCGGTTACGCGACCGAATCGTTCGAGACCGGTTCGGTCTATCTGGCCTGCGAGTTTGTCGTGACCGACGGCCCGTATGCCAAACGCAAGATGTGGACGAACATCGGCCTCCACTCCCGCAAGGGGCCGACCTGGGGGCAGATGGGGCGCAGCTTCATCCGCGCAATTCTCAACAGCGCTCGTCACGTCCCTCCGCAGGACAACAGTCCGCAGGCATCGGCTGCCCGCCGCATCGAGAGCTTCGCCGATCTCGATGGCATCGAGTTCATCGTGCGCGTGGACATCGAGAAGGATGCGCGCGGCGATGACCGCAACGTCGTGCGCATGGCGGTCGAACCGGATCACGCCGACTACCCCGCGTTCACGACCACGGCCTCGAAGCCTTCGGGCTCCGGCGGCCAGTCGGGTGCTCCGGCACAGACCGCGCCGACTTTCCGTCCCGCGCCGACCACGACCCGACCGGCACCGGCGGGCAAACCTGCCTGGGCCTGACGCGGAGATCCCCAATGAAATGCTGGGTCTGCACCCGTCAGGCCCGGGGACTCACGCATGCCGATACCCGTCACGGTATCGGCAATCCCCGGCGCTACCCGATTGACTGGGCGTTCTGCTCGCGACGCTGCCAGGACGCCTTCCATGCGCTGTACGGCACCAGGCTTCGAGCCCTGGGCGACAGCGCAACCCTTGCGGAGAACACCATGATTGATCCGACTGAAGTCGAACGCGCCGCAATGAAGCGGTGCCTCAAGGCCTTCGGCGAAGCCGCTGGCGAGATTGGTTTCGACAAGCCCCTCGGCGCGTATGCCGAGGAAGAAGCCCTGCGTGTGATTGACGCGATCGTCACCTGCTGGACGGAACAGATGGTTTCGCACCACGAAACGACGCGCCAGTCCAGTGTGCGCGGACCGACGCCACCGCGCGATCCGTTTGCCGATATGGCAGACGACCTGCCGTGGGAGGTCGCGCAATGATGGATTTCAATTCTTCGTCCGCTTTGTCGGAGCGGATCACGACACTGATCGATGCCGGCATGCAGCGCACGAGCAAACGTGAAGGCAGTCGCACGTATCTCGGTGCCTCGCGTCTGGGGGCCGCGTGCGAGCGTGCATTGCAGTACGAATACGAGCGCACCGCCGTCGACCACGGTCGTGATTTCCCGGGCCGCATGCTGCGCATCTTCGAACGTGGCCACGTCATGGAGGACTGCATGGTCGCGTGGCTGCGCGATGCGGGTTTCGATCTGCGCACGCGCAAGGCCGACGGCGAGCAGTTCGGTTTCTCGGCACTCGACGGCCGGCTGCAGGGGCACATCGACGGTGTGCTCGTCGGTGGTCCCGACGACGTCAGCTATCCGGCGCTCTGGGAGAACAAGTGCCTCGGTGGCAAGTCGTGGCGCGAATTGCTCAAGCACCGGCTCGCCGTCGCCAAACCCATCTATGCCGCACAGGTCGCGCTCTACCAGGCCTATCTCGGTCTGCACGAGCATCCCGCCGTGTTCACGGCAATCAACGCCGACACGATGGATCTGTACATCGAGCTGGTTCCGTTCGATGCGGTGCTCGCCCAGCGCATGTCCGACCGTGCCGTGACAGTGATTGGCGCAAGCGATGCCGGCGAACGACTGCCGCGCGGATTCAATGACCCCACTCACTTCGAATGCCGGATGTGCGCGTGGCAGGACCGCTGCTGGAACACACGGCCATAACCGCAATCGGGGAGAACTCAAAATGATCGATTTCAACGACATCCCGTCCTCCGTACATGAGGACACGAACCGTGACGAGATCCGCGCGACATTGATTGCCCATATCGAATCGGTCCTCACCGTCCTGTACCCGGCAGGCAAGCAGCGCCGGGGTCTGTTCCTTGTCGGTGACGTATTGGGTAGCCCGGGCGACAGCCTGGAAATAGTGCTCGCCGGAGAGAAGGCCGGATTGTGGACCGATCGCGCTACCGGTGACGGCGGCGACATCTTCGATCTGATCGCGGCGTGGCTTGGTGTCAACGCTCACGTCGATTTCCCCCGCGTGCTCCAGCAGGCACGCGAGCTGATTGGACAGAGTGCCCTCATGCCGAAACGGCGCACGAAAAAGGAAGCGCCGGTCGACGATCTTGGCCCGGCCACGGCGAAGTGGGACTACCTTGATGCCAGTGGCCAGCTGATCGCTGTCGTCTACCGCTACGATCCACCGGGCCGGAAGAAGGAATTCCGGCCGTGGGATGCGAAGCGCCGCAAGATGGCCCCGCCCAATCCGCGCCCTCTCTACAACCAGCCGGGCATGGTCAATGCCGCGCAGGTGGTCCTGGTCGAAGGAGAGAAATGCGCACAGGCATTGATCAACGCAGGCATCGTCGCAACCACGGCGATGCACGGTGCGAACGCGCCCGTCGAGAAGACCGACTGGTCTCCGCTCGCGGACAAGGCCGTGCTCATCTGGCCCGACCGCGACAAACCCGGCTGGGAGTATGCGACGCAGGCGGCACAGGCCATCCTCACGGCAGGCGCGAAGTCTTGCCACATTCTGTATCCACCCGAGGAAGCTTCAGAAGGGTGGGATGCAGCAGATGCCGTGGCTGAGGGTTTCGATCTCGCAGCCTTTCTCGCCCATGCCCCGCGTGCCCAGATCTACAACATCGACATCGAACAGGAACCGGCCGTCGGCAGCGACGAATCCGTATGGGGCACGGAAGACGCGCTGGCGCTGGCATTCACCCGCCGCTACTACCGCGACTGGCGCTACGTGTCGGCATGGGGACGCTGGATGATGTGGGACGGTCACCGCTGGCGCGCCGAAGACACGCTGGCCGCGACCGACCTGATCCGTAGCGTGTGCCGCCACACGGCCATGCATGCCGACAATCCGAAGATTGCCGCCAGACTCGCCAGCTCTGGGACGGTCGCTGGCGTCGAACGGCTGGCTCGATCGGATCGCCGGCATGCGGCCACCACCGCGGAATGGGACGCCGACCCGTGGCTGCTCAATACGCCAGGTGGCGTAGTCGATCTCACGACCGGCAGACAGCGCGCGCACGAGCGTACCGACCGGATGACTCGGGTCACGACGGCGACCCCAGGCGGCAACTGCCCGATCTGGCGGCAGTTCCTCATCGAGGTCACCGGCGAGGATATCGAGCTACAGGCCTATCTGCAACGGACGGTGGGCTACGCGCTCACCGGTTCGACGCAGGAGCATGCGCTGTTCTTCCTCTACGGCACGGGCGCCAACGGCAAGTCGGTATTCGTCAACACGCTGGCAACGATCCTGGGCGACTACGCCACCAACGCACCGATGGACACATTCATGGAAACGCGTAATGACCGGCATCCGACGGATATGGCGAGCCTGCGTGGCGCGCGCTTTGTGTCGGCGATCGAAACGGAACAGGGGCGGCGCTGGGCCGAGTCGAAGATCAAGAACCTCACGGGTGGCGACAAGATCTCCGCGCGCTTCATGCGTCAGGACTTCTTCGAGTTCCTGCCGCAACTCAAGCTGTTTGTTGCC